CTTGGTGGAAGCCATCTTCACCCGGTCTGCCTTGGAGCCGGTGGTGTTTTGCAGGCTGCCCTCGGTCATAAACTGGAACACAGGCCCCTTTGCCCGCGCCAATGCGGTGCGGAAGGGTGCCAGCACCTCCTCGGCCTGTTTCATGGTCGGAGCGGTGGTCAGCTGCTGGGTCGTGGTGGTGTACGCTGTCAGGAAGTACGCCTGCAAAAACTCCAGATACATGGTCTTCGCGGCCGATCGGGTAATGATGAGGTATTGCTTTGTCACCAGCCGCTTTTTCAGTCGCCGGGTCTCGTAGTGTCCGCCGCCTCCGCGCTCGTTCGGCACAAAGACGCTTCGTTCTACAAAGTAGTACCATCCAAAGATCTCTTCGGCCCATAACTTGAAACTGTCCAGCAGCTTCACGTCGGTGCCATCGGTCAGGGTCAGCTCATCCTCGCAAAAGGAGATAAAGCCGTTCACCGCTTTGTCGTCATAGTAGATGCCCGGGTTGGCGATCAGGTCGTCGATCCGCTCCATCTCCATGGCAATTTCCCGGCATACGGGTATTTCGCCACGCATCACGGCCTCCCGAAAACGGCCGTAGTAGATCGGCGTGGCCGTGTTCGAGAGTGCCATTTTCAATTCTCCTATTATAATAAGGTTGGAACCTTACGTTTTATCCTGAATCACTGTCCAGTATCTCGGCCAAGTGGTCATTTCCAAATATTCGAGCAGCCATTTAGGATCACTCAAATCTCGTTCGATTCCATCCTCACGATGCACCACCAAATGCCTGTCGGCATTGATATACCAGTAATCTTTGTAGTCATGCCTACCAGTTTCATCAACATAGTAGCAGTACATACAAATTTTCTTACCCGAAACCAATTGGCGATATGCTTCGGGCCATTCCATCAGGATGTTGCCTTCATGTTTCACCATGTTGTCACGCTTCTTTCTCAGAATTATCGTGCTCCACGTTCAGCCGCCATTCCATCTCGGAGGCGGTGTTCTTCAGCGCTTCCATGGTGGTGCTGCTCTGGGGCGGGTCAAAGCCCAGCAGCCGTACCTTCACGGCCACGTAAGCCTTCACCGCTTCCACCTTCACCGGGTCGGCAACGAACTCCGTCCATTCGTTTTCTTTCCCGGAAATGGCGTACCCCTCGCCGGGGCCCACGCCCATCTGCGCCAGTGCAAACAGCGCCATGTTGATGTACATGATGATGTCTGCATCAAAGTCGGTGCACTCCTCGGCAATGCCCAGCAGCTTCTTCACGCTCGTCAGGATCGAATTCATTTTGATTCCTCCTCGGCATCGCTGTCGCCACCCATAATGTAACTCATCATGGCATAATACCAGTCCTTGTGCGCCTGTGCCATCAGCTCAAGCTCTGCCAGGTGACAGGACGCTCCGTCCTTCCCCATGGCCGCTTCTTTCTGTGCACTCTCCTCGACCAGCTTGGCCAGCCTCCCCGCATCAATCGCCACCTGACCGGGTTTCAGCAAAACGAGGTCTCCCTCAGCACTCGGAGCAGCGTTTTGTGCGGTCACAGCCTGATTCTCATCCCTCCGCGGGACAATCTTCATGCCATCAAACGTGATATCCCTGGCCCGTGTTGCCCGCACCTGCTGCCCATCCACATTTGTCGCCAGAGCATCGTCAAAGTCAAAGCCCTTGTTCCGCGGTACAGCCGTATAGCCCTGCTGGAGCCCTGCTTCCGCAATACCCACGTTCGCCCAGAGCAGTGCCTCGTCCAGCTTGGTCAGCGCCAGGCTTCTCGCGCGGCTCGGTGCAAGATGCTGGAGCATCGCCTCTGCCTCTTCCAGCTTCCGCCGCAGCCCCATGGCGTAGTCCTGCTCTCGCCGGTTAAATGCTTTTTTCTGGTACATACTCATTTCCTCCACTGGATATCAGACTTTCTTCTTTACATACAACATATGGATTGCTATACTTATCTCAAACGGTTTTTCTTATACTTCGGAGGCAATATATGCAGTCTTACACCTGTCCCAACTGCGGTGCTCCTGTAAAAATGGATGACCACGGTGCATTTCTCGAGTGTCCTTATTGCGGATCACAGTTTAAGCCCGATGATTCTTTATCTGATGAGCCAAGCAGTCGTCAAACGGATTCGGACGATGATAACGAAGAACTTCGCACCTATGCAGAAATAGTAAATCGCCATATTCCAGAATTTTCGGTCACCGAATTTATCGATAGAGCCAAGCATATTCTCGAAAGAACTCTTGATTTTCTCGGTGATCACGGAATGTACATCCAAGTCGGTGTCGTTTTGCTTTTTGTCGCCTTAGCCATTGTCAGTTTCTTCTTGTAACTTATTCATGTTTTTATCCATGGGCAGGTGTCGCCCGGTCTTCTTTCTCCGTCCGGCAGCTTCGGGCCCTTTCCAGTTCCATAATGGATAACCTTGTGCGTTGCCGCCGAAACACAAATGGCGTTCTCCGGATCAAGCAGCTTTTCGCTGTGCTGGAGAACGTCATCTTTTGTTATGGGGTTTATGTGGTGGATGGAGATCTTCGGTCGGATCGGTCTTCCGTCCCGCAGCACCCAGTCTGTGATCGGGTGGTCTTTGCACCCCAGGTCGCATCCCATGTCCCGGGCGATGATCCTGTCCCTGAACTGCCGCCACTCTCTCGATTGGTAGAAGTCCTGGTTCAGCCATCGGTCAAACCCAAAGGTGTCTCTCCCCACTTCCCCGTGCAGCTGTAAATACTCCAGCCTCTCCTCGTATGTCGGCAGCGTGCAAAGTTCCGTGTAGCTTTTCATACGCATCTTTTCCTACCACATAATACTAATACCTACGATAACAAGCATAGTTGCTGCCACGATCAGCAGGTATAATATATAATGGTCGATATTGTCCTCGGTGTATCCGGAATCTGTCATAAAAACAGCAAACAACCCAATCAGATTAAGGATCGCACCCGCTATAACCAGGTGCCGCCCGTCCAACACAATTGTAATCATGCGCAGATCCCTCAAATATACCCACATGCCGCCATAAGCTCGCCAAACAGCAAAAAGCCGACCGTAGCATATGTCATTGCTGTAAGGATTGCATCAAATCGACGGCTCACCCCGAAATAATCGACCCCAATAAAGATCTCAACGATCAGCAGTGGGATCGCAGCGAGGATCATGATCTTAAATACCTCAGCATTCATACTCGTCATCCTCTCCCAGGCCGTTGTATTTCTTCATGGCAGCAATGGCCTTCTCGTACATCTCTTCGGAGTGCTTTGCATTCTGGAGTGTCTCGGTCTTTGCCCTCAGTAGCTTGTTTTCCTCTTCCAACTTTGTTTTCTCCAACTCGTTCTTAGAGGTCGCCAGCTTCAGAAAATGGGTCGTCTCAGCGCTGGATGCCGTACCTTCCAGCAGTCTCTTCTCAACCAGCTTCATCGCCAGATTGATCATATAGTTTTCTTGCGCTTCCGGGGTGCTTGCAGGCCGCGAAGTTGCAGCCGACATTTCGCCCGAAGCAGACTTCTTAGGTTTCATTGCAATAACCTCGTTTCACATTCTTATTTTGCTTTTGCAAGGGTTCATGGGAGTCGCAGTAGTACCAGTTAAGCCTGTCTCATTTGAAAGGAGAAGAAAAAGCAGATCATGCCCAATGGAGGTTGAACATCGTGAAAGCCCTGAACCCAAATATATAGGAGGATACTACTCCCATGAGCCCTTGCAAAAACCGCCGAAGTCCCGGTCTACACCCAAGAACCTCGGCAATTTCCCATATGACTGTAAATCTTAACACCTGCTGTGGATACAGGCATCGAGAGTTTACACAAATATAATCGGCAGCTTTCGCTGTCGGAGCCTTAAAGCCCAAATATCAATTTTCCCTCCGGGGAAATATCACAGACCGGCGCGATTTGAGAGGGGGTGTCGATTTTGAGACCCCCTCCCTATGGTTTACGCGGTTTGGCCGAGCGTGTCCTCGTCGGGCACGGTGATCTTGAGCTTCTTGTAGATGTTTATCGGGTCGGCAGCAACGATTTTATCGATCGCCTTCTCAATTTCATAGGCATTTTCGTTGTCCGTGAACTGTGAGGAGGTCTCGGCGATCCTCATAAGCAACCCGGAAGAGTTGTAGCCGTGCTCGATATCATACTGATACCACTTCTCGAACTCCTCGTACGGACTGTACGGGTTGTCAAAGGTGGTAAGAAAGCATCGAACCATTATTCAAAGCCTCTTTCTTAATTGATTGTTATTTGTTGAGCGCACTGTAAACCGTGGACTCCGGAACACCGCAGGCCTTGGCGATTTCAGCATAAGAATAACCGCTTCTCAGCATTGCGTTTGCTTTGGACATCTTTGCAGAAGTCATAACAGCAACATTTTTCGGCATTGCACGTTTTACAATTTCATCGGAATCAGACGAATTAAGGAATTTCGTCAACATATTGTCGGAAATTGCGCCAGCCTGAACAGCTTCCCATTCTCTGTCCGTGAAGGTGACCTTAGACTTGCGTCCGCTTGCACCAACAGAATCGCGAGCACGTTGCATCTCGACAGAAGAGATCTTCTTGATTTCTTTCTTGTCGATCGTAGGATCCAAGCCCTGTTCCTGAATCTTCGCCTTAATATTGGCGTTCGCAATCAGCATCGCTTTGCGCTCCTTAGGCTTGTTAGCGACCATGTTGTTATATTTCTCTTTCAGGGAGGCAACCTCAGGCGCATAGGTCTTGGCCGCTTCAGGGTTACGCTGGATGCCCTTCATGTTGACCGCCTCTTTGCGCGCCTGGTTGGCCATGGCCTTCAGCTTGTTGGAGAAGTCCGCGTACAGGTTCTCTTGGATGGTGCCAGAAGACAACGTGCGTGCATCCTTCGTTTCAGAGATCAGACTGACTGTATCCTCAGCCTTACGTTCCTTACCCGTCTTGGGGTCGGTGAAGGTACGTCCACTTTCTTTGTAGATGTATTCGCCAGTTTCCTTATCAACTCGAACACTGCCACGACGCTCGGGTACACGAACCGTCTGCTTACGGCGAGACAGGAGCGTGGATGCGCCGCCATAGTGCGTAGCACCTTCCTCGTCCACACGAATCTGCCACTTCTGTTTCAGCTCGGGGATACCATTCTCGCGCTCAGAACGCTTATAGTCCAGCTTATGCTTTTCCGCATCGATAACGACCATGGAGTGCTTAACCGCACGTGCAAGCTCGTCCTCATCGGCACCTCGCAATGTCATATCGGTGATGAGGTTGGAGATCACGCCCATTTCGCGCTGCTTCTCCTCTTTTTTCATCAGCCTAACATTGTTCGGGTTGCCTTCAGGAACTGCATAAGCGGTCTTGGGATCGAATCCTTCCAGTGCTTTCAATGCACGGGTGGACTTGATGTTGACCTTGTCGGTAACAGGGATTACCATGACCGTGTCGCCATCGAAGTCAGCACCAGACAGCCGTTCCGCAACCTTTGCATTGATGCCGATCGCATCCTGAATTGCACCGAGATTCCGCTTACCGCTGACATTTTTGTTGTTGACGGTCACGATGGGGATTTCAAAGGTACCTGCATGAGGGTAACGGATCAGTGCAAGCCTGGTGCCATTCTCATAAGTGGGGCAATAAGCTTCTGTCTCCTTGATCTTATTGATCGGAAGGATAACCTTTGTGGACTGGCCCGGGAAAGCAGATGCCTTCAGGGTCATGGATGTTCCTTCAACCGTATCAGCAAAATCGTTGAGCAGCTTCTTTTTGACCGTAGGATTATCGTACCGCATGATTTCATCATATTGGGCTTTGTAATCCGCGACGGTAAGGTTGAGCTGGTTCTCGATTAGCTTCTTGGGCTGCTTGGAAAGGAACTGAGAAGAGACATTCCGGGACATCGTATCCCAGTCGCCCTCCTCTTTCAGCTTGTTAATCGGTGAGAGGTGCTCTTTGCCGTCATCGCCGATGTACATGCTCTGGCCGTTGGCCTTGATGGCCGCGCCAAACGGGTTGTCAGGATCAGTTTTTGCTTCCTTGAGAACCTTCATCTTGGGCGTACCGGAAGGCTTATTGGTGTTAAACATCACGTCCACACCATCCGGCAGATCATCCGAATAGACAGCCATGCCCTTCAGATAATGGTCACCGTCAACGAGGATACGAACCTGTGCATAATGGCTCTTGCCGAGGTCAAGGTCAGGCACACCACGGCGAATCTCCATAACACCGTCTTTGTCCAGACCGCCTTCATCGCCATAGCGAATCGCAACACGACTGGAGTCCAGACTAGAGGGGCGCTGAAGCTTCGTGAAGGTCTCACCGCCATCATCGGAGTGGTAATCGCCCAGCGAATCAATCTGATCCTGATGCTGATAAGCATACTTCTGGTCGAACTCCGGCTTTGCGAGAACCGTGATGTTCGTCTGCTGACGGACATTGGTCGGCTGTCTGATGCCAACGCCATAGCGCTGATAACCATATTCTGCTTCCAAAATATAAGCAGCCTCGTCCAGCTTACTTTCCGACACTCCGAGGACCTGATTTGCGCCCTCAGAAATATCAATCATGCCCTTCTTATCGACCTCTTCTTTCAAAGTCGCGGCAATCTTCTCAGCCTGGCTGGCCTTTTCGCCAATGGCATTATTGTACTTGGACCGCACACTGGACTCGCTCATGCCGAGCTTGTCACCAATTTCCTTCCAGCCCAGACCGTCATCCTTCAGCGAACGAATCTGATCATACTCCAATGCCTTACGATCGTGGCCTGCTTTCTGACGTGCAGTGCGGAACTCGGTCAGGCCCATCTTATACTCGTCAGGGAGAGAATTGTTGATGGTCTCCAGAATCTCTTTCTCCGAGAGGCCCTTCTTTTTGAGTTCCTCTACACGAGACAGGAAATCGCCGGAATGCTGATACGGATTGTCGCCGGAACCCCAAGGATAGCGACCAGAATGCCGTTTGGTACCATAGTGCTCCAGGATATTGCTTTCGGAAGCAATGCCAAAATAAGAACGGAGGTCTTTTTCAATCGGATTCATGCTGCCACTCCTAACAAAATATCAGTGATGATCGGGTCGAACTCTTTGATTTTAGCGATGATGGGACTGATTTCCTCTTCAGTGGGGTTCTCGACCCAAACTTCATCGTTCTGGTAGATACGGAGCTCTATCCGAATATCTTTCGGGTGGTATCCGTACTCCAGACAGAACAGAGCGGCATAAATATAGAGCTGCTCCATGTGTGCAGGAACAGCTCCGGTTTTTAAGTCGTGAATGCGAAGGAACCCATCGTTGAACGAAATGGCATCCGCAGTTCCATAGCAGTTGTCGCTGTAATACAGCACCTGCTCGGTATCCATGCGGAAACCAATGGCATCGTTCAC